GGCTGGCGTTATAGATGTCGGTGAGAACGTTGGCCGCTGCCTTGTCGATCACGTACTGGACGTCATCAATGATCAGCGGGCGCCCCGAGCGGGAGAGCTGCTCGGCGATCTGGTCGACCATCTCGCTCAGCGTTTTCATGGGGATAATGCCCATCTCGCGCAGCACGGCCACGACGAATGCCTTTTTCGTCCAGCTTTCACGGCACTCGACGTAGTAGGCGCGGTGCAGGTTGGCGGCATAGGCAGCCGCCAAGCTTTTGCCGTAGCCGCTGGGGCCGTACATGACTACCAAGCCAGGCAGTTCCGGTGGGCGGTTGGCGGCGCTTTCAACGGCAGCGGCGAGTAGCCCGACGTTAGTGAGTGGTACAATGGTGTTGACGCTCATAGTGCTTCCTTATCCAAGGTTGGGGTGTCGTGGGCCGTGGTCTAGACGGCCCGTCGGTTGCGGGCGGGTGACAGCCCGTCCGCTTCCATTACGCGCTGGATGGCGCGGAAATCGTTGTGGTGCTGGTAGCTGTCGTGCCACTGGCGTGCCTGTTCGGGCATGTCTTCGTTCTGCTGAAGTTGGGCATCCAGCTTTTGCCAAAGCCGATAACGCTCGACCTTGTTTTGGGGTATCTGAAAGCGTGTGCCTTGATCCGCCAGCTGCTTGGCGTAGGCGCGGCCTGCGGCTGCCTGCTTTTCGTCTGAATAGCTGGCGGCGGGGGTAATGGCACGGATCTCGACATCGCTGCCGGTGATGGTTTTGGCTTTCTGCGCCAAGCGGTTGAGCTGGCCTTTTTCGCGCTTCTCGGCGGCGCGCTGAATCATCGTGGCAGGCATGGCGGGGGTAGCGTTGCCGTCTAAAATCGCATCGCCAAGGTTTTCGCCTTCCAGGGTGTAAACGCCAACGCTGCCGGTATCGCGGTAGTCCCAGGCCACGCGGATCTCTTCGCCGTGCATGTCGCGCAGGGCATCCAGGAAGTAGAGGCCTCCGTTGATGCGCACTTCACCACGGTTGGTTTTGCGCACTTCTTGTGGGCGCATGAGGGAAGCGACGACATCAGAAGGCGCGGTCAGCGCCTCAAACCCTTCGGCCTCAGCGCTTTTCCAGGCTTCCATGGGGCTTTGGTTGCGCAGCCTGCCGGTGTCTAAATCGCGTACTTTGGAAAGGCCTTTATGGGGCCGATGGTTGTATACGTTTAGGGCTTCGTTTAAGGAATCAAAGAACTCCTGAAACGTGGGTATTAACGCGGGCTTTAGCCCCTTCTTAATATCGCGGCGGCTTAACTTGTGCGCTTTGGTAGACGCCTCTTTATCCATATCCGCACCGATATAGCTGTCCATGGTTTTAGCCAGCTTTACCAAGGTGCTTTGGTGGGCACGCTCAATGACGCCGCGTGCCTGTGAGTTATAAGGCAGCGAGTGAGTGATGGTGCCGCCCAGGCGATCGACCACTTCATAAACAGTGGCGTTGTCAAAGCCGCTGCCGTTATCTACGTAAAACAGGTTGAACATGCCTACGCGGCTAACGGCATCGCGCAGCGCATCCAGCGTGGCCACGGTGGACTCGGCAAGGTTCAGGGCGAAGCCAACGATCCGGCGCGTTGCCCAGTCGATGATCAGCGTGACCTCTGGCCTAAACGCCTGGCCGGTAAGCGGGTTGATCACTTCGGCGTCAAAGGTGTGGCCATCCGCCACCCACACATCGTTCGGCCATAGCTCCGCACTGGTGCGGCGCTTGAAGGGCTGTAGCGCTTTCAGTTCATGGGCGCCCATGCGGCCACGTTCCCGCGCTTCCGGTGACAGCTTGGCAAGCCAGCGGCGCACCTGGTGGATGCTGGGGTGTGGTGGCGGCGTCTGTTCGACCAGCAGCTGATAGGCAGCTTCAACGCTGGGCTTCTGCGGTTTCTGGTAGCGCTTGAGAAAGTCACCCGCCCAGGCAGGCATGCTCATATCGGCTTGGCGGCGCTTAGGGGCTAGGCCGCGCTCACCGTGCTTACGGAAGTCAGCGATCCAGCGCTTTAGGGTGCGCTCGCTTAAGTTGCGGGTTTCCGTTTTACGGTCGTTGGCTAGTACCACTCGCCCTTTAAGGTAAGGCGTTAGATCGTCTTCCTTCGCGTGGGCGACTAACGTTTCGATAGCGCGCTGTTGGCTAACCATCTTGCTCATGCGTTCGATCTCGCGAACGAACGCCACGCGGGCGGTCATCACTTGGCGCTGGGCATCGGTGAGCTGCTGCTGGCCTGGGCGCTGTTCTTCCTGCTGAGGCACTACGGTGCTAACAGGCGTTGGCGCGGCGTTATCTGCCTGTGCCAATAACAGTGCGTTTTGGGTTTCGGTGGGTAGAACTGCGAAGGCGTATTCAACCGCTTTGCTGCCCAGGCGCTGCTGGCCTTCCCAGCGGTGGCGCTTGGCGTGTTCACGCACATTGCGTTCTGTGCCGGGGAGCCCTGGTAACCCGGCCAACTCTTTGGCGGTGTACCAGTTCATTCCTCTTCCCCCATCAGCTTTTTCAGCTTGCGTAGATCTGCATTTACCCGCTCTTGAATGCGCGACAGTTTCCCGTATTCGGCAGCAAGGGCTTCACGGCCATAGGCCACGCGCCCACCACGCAGATGCACGATCCAGTCGGTAAAGACGTGGCTTTGGCAGACCTCTTCTAAAAGTGGAATGCGGTAGAAAGGAATGTTGTGATCGCTTCGCGCTGGTGAACTCCACGCATCAAGCATGTGTTTGGAGACGTCGTCACCTGAGTAACGGCTCATCTGCGCGGCGACTTCGTAACGGTCAACAGGGCAATCCTTTAGCACCGCCCCAACTAGCTCGCTGACCTGGACGGCGTAGTTGCCGCTGCCTGGTGCTGGGGTGACTGGTTCGGGAACAGCGAAGATGTCCAAAGTAAGTTCATCTTTGACACGTCGCATGGCTATGCCTCCTGTGCCATTTGACGGTGCGTCGAAGCGTTAGAAACGCTAGTATTGGTGTTGTCACGTGTTGACTTGTGACTAAACTCGGCACGATTGGGGCGTTCACGACATGGCGTGCCATCATGGTTCCAGCGCTCTGGCCAAATAGCTTGTGGAGTAAAGCCAAGCTTTTTGGCGATAGCGCGTTCCATGCGTGGGTAAGGCGTGTACTTCACAAGCTGTACCGCGTTACCGGTGACGCCCAGCTCATCGCTCAACTTGCGCAAGCTGCATCCTTGGCTGCGGAGTTGGTATTTCAACCACTCCCAACGCTGGGAAGGGTTGATAGGAATTTCGTTATTCATGGCGTCACCTCGGTGGCGTTTTTTGGGGTGTCTAACCTGTCTTTCCCCATAAACATAGCGCGGATAAAAGTGCATATCAAGCGGATAAATGAGCATCCGTTTCTTTTTATTGAGCAATTCGCTCTTATTTTTGTGCATGAGGTTGTAAAACAGTGAGTTACGAAGAAAGGGATGCTGAACAGCTCAGTGATAACGACCATCCGATTCCTATTGAGGGAATCGGATGCTTCCCTTTGCGTCTTAAAAGCGCTTTAGGGAACGAAAGTGCACGCGTATTTTCGCGCCGATGTGGTTTGTCAGAAGGTGCGATACGCAGTTATATGAGCGGAGACACTTATCCCACACTGGATCGCCTTGAACTAATCGCTAGTGCGCTAGGTAAGGACATGCAATGGCTCGCATTTGGCGAGGAGAAGGCTGATTCAATTGATGTGAAGGGGATGGAGGATTACGCCTTTGTGCCGCTGTATGACGCGCAGTGCAGCGCGGGCGATGGGGCCTGGAACGAGAACTGCCGCGTGCTCACGCACATCAGCTTTACGCGCTACTCACTGCGCAAGCAGGGTCTAACGCCGGATCACCTTTCAGCGATCCGCATAGATGGCGACAGCATGGAGCCGGTGCTACACAACGGTGACACGGTGCTGATCGACCACACCAGGACTACGATTGAGGGTGAAGGTATCTATATCTTGCGTTTGGATGGACATCTCTACGCCAAGCGCCTACAGCGCAACTTCGACGGCGTGAGCGTCATCAGCGCTAACAGCGCTTACGACAAAGTGACTGTACCGCGTGACCGCTTGCATGAGTTAGAGATCGTAGGGCGGGCTGTTTGGTCTGCTGGATGGTTGTAAAAAAGGAGGAGTTAATGAAGGGCAGAATAGTTGAATATAATTCCAGAAGCGGCATGGGCGCCATTTATGCAGAGGATGGAAGCATCACAGTGGCCGAGTTTATTGGTAGTTATGGCATTGAGAAAAGTGATGTTGTTCATGGGGGTATTCGTCAAAAAGATTGCTTTGAACTTTACAACGAGACTCTAGGAAAGTTTATGAATGTATCCATTGCGGGTACTGGGTGCTCTCCGAAAACTGCTAGTCGATTACTCAACAATCAGCTTGTGCCAAATATCTAGCAAAATAAGCCGATCCAACTACGAACGGCCTATTATCCATTTTGCGCTCCTTTGGCACTGCTGGTGTCTAATCTGCTGGCGCTATATACTTACGCTTTTTTCGTAACCTACTGAATTTTTAGAGCTAAATTTCGCCGCGCATCCCAGCTTATCCCTATTTGTTGTTTGTAGTCCCACATTAGGCCGCTGTGCCATATCTCCTGCTAACCCACACTGACACAAGGTGTGGCACAGGCTTATTAGCGTACTCCCATCCATTCCGCAAGTTGCTGATTCGCCTTCAATCGTTGGCGTTGTAGTAATGCGCTGTTAAAAATTCCATCCAGAGAAGACGTTGGCG